CAGGCATATCTAATGACATCAAATGCCCGGTGAATCAGATCACCGCTCACGGATGCATCGAAAGAGGAGAAATCAGCTGAGATATAAGTGTTATAACCCTGTAAACACTTAATCAGCCATTTGGGGTCCGCACCAACCTTATCGAAACCAAGACAGACGCATTTCCTATGCGCCTTGAAGTGGTTATAGATTGGAGAGGAAAACATAGAGCAGAGTAGGGGCTCATGACCATCGGCCATCATGATGGGCCTACCACAGCTCAAATTCTCCAAGTATTTAGCGGCGTGCTTGACACCCTCCTTAAACTTGGCCCTACCTGACATACCGAACAAGATGGGTGACGGCTTTTGCCCAGAGGACAATAAGCCAGTGGCTGATTGGAAAGCAGAGACTATGGCGCCGAGCGCAGTCCACTTCTTCCCATAGCCCTCCGCCTTGTAGGATGGACCAGGATTGGTATTGAGTTTCACCTCCGTGTTCTCCAGAACAGCATCAGGCAGCAATGGGGTAATGCAACCTCTAGCAAGTCCCAGGATGTCTGCTATCTTTTCAATTGGAACTAAGAAGTTCGAACTGACCGGATAGGCTTTGTTGAAGTTTTTGAGAAAAGCCAGACTATCTCCGACCCCTCCCCCGAACCGCAAATAAGACCAGATCTTGCGCAGTGATCTGGCCTCACCGCCCCCCATGTGGGCTAGTGTACTAAGCAAGAAGTAGTTCCTCGGGATGTAAGAACTACGACCAGCCTTAATGAAGTAACCCTTCAACATCAACACTGAAGGCGCGAAGTAACCCAACGCATTCAGAGCCAAACTGAAAGTAGCAGTCCTTAACCTGCGTGATATGGATAAGGACTCAGATGTAGGCTTGGGGTGGGGGCGCGTATCTACACACCCACGTCCCACAGCTCTCTCTACGTCACGCTGTCGCTTAAGCGAAGCCCTCCCCTCCCGCCAGGTCGTTAACAGCAGCTTGTAGATCAGCTGCCAGGGCGGGGGGGGCGTTGTCTCCAGCTGCAGGGACTGGCGGAGCTCCTGCGTGTGGGATCGGTGGAGCCTCAGCATTAGCAGAGGCAACGGCAGCGACGAGCGTGCGGCCAGCAATAAAGCCCTCAGAAGCCATGAGTCCAGCCCATTGGTCCCGAAAACGGTCTTGCCCGAGTCTAGTAGCCGACGCGGAAGCAAACTGCTCGAACGTCATTCGAGCACTGAGATTTGCATTCGCGTTATAGGCAGCCCTGAGCCCGGCCAAGTCCTGGCCTGTCAGTCGAGGGTTGCGGGTGCTGTCGAACTTGCCGAGGAAGTCCGTAACGGGCTTCATTTCGGTCTCAAGCTCTGATTTCTGGGCAACAGCGAGGTCTAGGGCTTTCCTAGCTGCCTGAATCCTGTCGTCCGCTGCTCGGAATGCTAGACCCCGAGACTTTCTGATGACCTCAACCTCATCAGCGAATGCCTGCTGTTGAGGGGTTAAAGCCTTCGGTTTCACGAGACGCGACTGCGCACGCTCCCTCAGGGACGTGCGCAGGGTATCGGAGTTGTATAGCCTGATCATTGTCTCGAGAAAGCTGTTTGGAGGGCTTTCTCCGGCAATTTC